GCTTCGAGATGCGGAACGGCGACGGCGGCGTGAGTGGGTAGGAAATTGCCATAGCTTAGGCGAACGCTGCGCGATAAGCGCCACCGCGGCGCACCATATCTGGAATCTCGGCCTTGAGGCGTTTGCGCTCCGTCTCGAGGATCGGAACGAGCTCGGCGCGAGTGACGCCGGCGGCGATGTGGTAATTGATCGTCACGCCAGTCGAGCCGCCTCCGTTGGAGCCAAGGCGATTGTTCGGCACGATGCTGCCGGACGAGGCCGGCATAAAGAGCTCCGGCCCCTTTTCGCCGACGAGGTACGGGGTGCCTCCGGTGACGGGTCCGCCAGATGCGCGGCCGGTGAAGAGATCCGCGAAGAAGTTCCCGAGCCCGCTCGCCATCGGCTTCGTCACTTGCTCGCGGAAGATCAGCCGCAACAGATCTTGCCCGAGTGCACGCAGCACCTCGCGCAGCTTATTGCCAGAAATGATCGCGTCCTCGAATGACTGAGCGATGGTTGCGCCGAAATCCATTCCAAAGGCGCGGCGCTCCTGCTCTAGTGCGACGATCTTTTCGATCACGTCCTTGAGCTTGTTCTCTGCATCGGTCTCAAGCTTGAGAACCTCGACTCCGTTGCCCTTCAGGGAATTGATAAATCGAACCAGCGAAGCTTGGTCCCGGTAGAGCAGATTAAGCTCCTGCTCGGTCGTCAGCGCCTTTTTTCCGACTCCCTCCAGTTCTCGCTCCGCTTGTCGACGGCTGTCTCGCGCAGCATCGAGCTTCTCGTTCGCCTGCTCCTCTGCTTTAGCTATCTGTTTCAGCAGCTGCTCGCGCTGCGCCAGAATTGCGAGCGCGTCCTTTTGCAGTCGGAAGCCTTTTTCCGGCTCACGCTCAAAAGCTTTTACCGCCTCCTCAAACCCCTTGGCAGCATCTTGCAGGAGCGTGTCCGCGAGCTCCTGCTCGGTCATATTCATCCGCGACATCTCGACCTGGAGCCTCCGCGTCTCCTCGGTGATCGACTCAATCTCCTTCTTGGATCGCTCGAACTTGAACTGGCGAATGATGTCTTCGGTCGCCTTGACTTTGCCGGGGTCGAAGACGCTTCCGATATTGATTCCGACTTGAGCCAGCGCGATCGGTATCTTGGTCAGGAAATTCAGGATGCCCTCGACGGCCTGCTCCATTCTGATGGCGCTTGCGATCTGCTCGTCGTCGAAGCCCATCTCCTCGCCCGCCATAGCGACTTTATCCAGTCGCTGCTTCATCATATTCAGCGTGCCGAGGACAGCCTCGCCGCCAAAGGCGAGCTTCGTGATCTTCGCGATGCTCTTGGTCTGGTTCTCCAGACGAGTCAGCGAATTTTGCACCGAGGCGAACGCAGCCCGCGTCGCGTCGACGGCCCGTAGGGTAAAGGTTGCGCTAGCCATTGCGGTGTTGGGTTCGCTGCTGGTGGTTTAGGTAGGCGATCCAGCCGTTCATCTCGTGAGCTGGCATCTGGAGGACTTCGTGAGCGAACTTGCCGAGACGATCCGCGAGCGCATAGACGGCGAGGAGGTCGGCACCAGCCTCGCCGCCGGCTAGTTTTTTAGCTCTTCAGCCTTCGGCGCATCGTCGGCCAGGATAGCGTTTGCCACTCGCGCGAGGACGTTGGAGTCCGCGCGGTTGAGCAGCACCGCCTTGTCTTCGATGGTGAAGAGCTTCTTCCCGTCCTCGCTCGTCGCCTTCATCAGAAGGATGTCGACGAGAAGCTCCATATCACTCTCGCGGCTCTTTTTGTAGAGGCGCGCCTTCTCGGCCAGCGTGACGGGAGTGGCGTGGATCGTCAGCTTCCACTCGGGCACCTCGATCTTTTTGGTGCCGAGGGAGGCGAAGTGTTCGCGAACTAGGTCAATAGCATCCATCCTTCACCTCAGACCGTCAAAGTGGACAGGACGCCATTGCCCTCGATGCTGATCGAGCCCTCGACCATTCCGTCGAACGCGGCGCTAATGTCGAACTTCGTCACGATGCCGCTTCCGGTGTAGTAGGTGGACGTCGACGCGATGCCCTCGGGATAGAGGTTAACGGTCACGGTGGAGCCGATGGTCAGCGCGATCTGGCCGGCATCGACCTCGTCCCAGTAGAGGTCGCCGTTGACGCTCCAGGTCTTCAGCGTGGCCTTCCGCGTGCGGTAGGTGTCGCCGATGACCGAGTCCTCGACGACGTCGGAGGAGTGAGCCAAGGAGTAGTTGCGGAGCTCGCCGATGGTGGTCGACGAGATTTTGACGGTGCCTTCGCGGCCTAAGTGGTTCGCCATTTTAGTCGGTGGTTAAATAGATGCAGGAGAAGGTATGACGAGCGACGCCCCAGCGACGCTCTTCGTCAGGCTCGATCACATAATCGACGGACGTCAGAAGTAGGTCATCACAGACACCGCCCAGGGTCACGTCAGCGAGCACCGCGGCCTCGACCGCGGCCGAGCCCGTATCGAATAGGTCGTCGATGATCGTCGTCGAGCCGGCCACCTCCGCGGTGAAATACTCAACCATCACTTGCAGCGTCCGGTACTGGGTCCGATTTGACGGCGCCAGCGTGCGGACCTCGACTTGCTCGTTGACCGCGTAAACCGCGGCAGACGGGAAGCTCGTCGAGACAAGCGTGTTGTTCCGGCCCTTGAGGAGATTAGCCGTGGGCACGACGCCAGCCTGCGTCAGCTTGAGCCCGATGGCATTGCGGATATTGGTGCGGGTGCTCATCGTGGCATATTCTCCTGCACGACGCCGGCACCGCTGATGCGCGCGAATCCAAGGTTGACGGCGCGGTTGGCGAGGATGGCGTCGACTTTCTTGAGAGTAATCTTCGCGCGGAACTCCAGCGCATCATTTACGTAGCGATCAGGGTTTGGCACCTTGATGTTGGTCGCAGTGCCAGTCAGAAACGGTTTATCGCTGGTGAAATTGTGCGACTCGACGCCAGCCCGCGCCGCGTGACGACGCACCCAAGCTGGCACGCGCTGGCCGGTTGCCATAGCGGCCGCTGCAAATCCAGCCTTGGCCCAGCCAACCTTTGACTGCACTGAGTTGAGGTAACGATCTGCGGATGCATCGCTGATCCACATCTGATTTTGCACCTGCCAACGGCCAATGGGATTCCGGTCAACGTAGCCGATGCGTCCGTAACGGTCGCGGTACTTCAAATGGAAGTTACGCATCGTCGATACGGATGCGTTCTGGTTCCAGAACTTCCAGTAAATGCGAATCGTCTTCGATGTCTCCCATCCCAGACGTACGTTGACGGTTTCGGTCCGCGCTCTTTTGGGCGGCGTTACCTTTGAACTTCCGATCCGCTGGAAGATGCCGAGCGTCGTAATCTGCTTTTTGATTTTCCGCGTCCTTCCGCCGAAGAGATCCGATTTGATCGCGTATTCGCCCTGCTCCTTTGCGGCCGTAGTTAGACCGGATCTTACCGGCTTTTTGCTCTTCCGGTGCTCGTGCTGTCCGGTCGGCGGCAGAATCATCATTATCGACCGCGCCACGTTGCCGCCCTCCTGCTTGATGACCTTGCCTAGATCGACGCGCGCCGACTGCGCCAGCCGCTCAAGCGCCAAGTCGAGCTTCCCAGAGTTGAGCGTAACGTCGATCATATCACCTTAGCGACGTCGATCTCGCAGCCCGCGCCCTCCGCGTCGAACCGCACCTGCTCCACGAAGTAGGTCGTGCCGGCCCGCACTAGCGTCTGACTCTGCGCCGGCGTACCCGTGACCGAAGAGGTCGTGAAGAAGACCGTGAACTTCACGTCATCCCGGCGCTGATCCTCGAACTCGTCAAAAAGGTTCCGGCTCGAAGACCAGACGCCGGTGATCGTGCTGCCGAGGTAAGAGAACGTGATGCCGGCTTGCTCCAAGATGGCGCCCTGGTCGAGCGCCAGCTGCACGGGATCGAAGTCGCGGACTGCGGCCATACTTAATCGCCAACTGTCACAACTCGCGAGGCCGGCGAGAAGGCGTCATCCTGAGCCACCCCAGACGAGACGTGCCAGAACTCCTTCCGCACGGCTCCGGCGATGATGCACGGGGAAGAGTTGATCGTGAACATCTCCTCGGCGTCGCGGATGATGCGCGGCAGGTGCGCCGGAGACTTAGCGCGCAGAATCATCGACTGCGGCACGCGCCAGGTCAGGAGCTTCGCCTCCTGCGCTTCGTCCGCGAGGAACACGATCGGCCGCTTGGCGACCCGCCGGCAGGTCTCCATCAGTTTGCCCGCGTGGTGCTGCTTGCCCTGCGAGTAGCCGAAGGGCGCCAGCAGGCAGATCTCGCGGCTAAAGCCGTAGTCCTCAAGCGGCGGTTGCTCGTCGATCAGGTCGAACTCGGGCCGCTGGTTCAGCTGCGCGAACTCAGGGAACAAACCGAACACGAAGTCGCCCCACGGCTTGCCGCTCGCGCGATACTCGTCGTAGCGGTGCGGCCAGATCTCAAGCTCCAGCACGCGGCCAAAGCGCATTTCGTGGCGCTGCTTGGGATCCGACGGCCGCGCGTAGCTGACGCAGCCGAAGAGCCCCCAGTATTGCGGGAAGCACTCAACGTAGACCGAATGGCCTTGGCTCGCGAGGTTCCGGGCGATCGGCAGAACGCGGATGATGTCTCCGAGGCGCTGGTGATAGACGATGCAGATTCTCACGCCTTAAAGACCATCGTGAGAATGTTCGGCCAGTCAGCATCATTCTTGCGTACCGCGTCCTCGGGCGAGCCGATGAAGACTGGGCGTAGGCCGCGCTGCGCCATTAACGAGGCGAGAGAGTTCGGCGTGAAGTGCCAGAGATGCTCACCTGGGCGCCGGTGCTTCCAGCCGTAGAACCACTCAAGGCCGAACTGCGGATGATACCACGGGACCGAAACGATCACGCCCTCCGCTCCGAACTTCGGCAGCTGGTCGAAGTGCTCCAGTGAGTCGAAGAATGTCAGCACCGGCCAGCGTGTCCGTTGCCACTCGGGGTCCAAGCGCACAAACGATGGCGCAGGATACGGGGAAACGTCGTAGCCCCAGCAATGGACCCAAGGACTGCGATCATTGACCGCCCGCAGAAAGGCGCCCGTGCCGTAGCCGACATCGCAGACGATGAACGCCTCGGGAAAGAAGCGTCGAAACAGCGCAGCGCGGATCTCGGAAAGCTCACGCTCCGGGTATTTCTCGTAGCGCGCGACGTAGGCGTGGTCGTACTTGGCCGCGATTTCCCGGCTGCGCGAGGTCAGCGCGCCAGTCGCCGCATCGACGACGTATTCCGACTCAAACTTTAAGGCGTGGTCCATTTTGAATCGGCGTCGGGGTTGCGCTGCTTGAAGAGTTCGAGGCCGGCATCGTAGCGCTCCCGCGTGTTGTTGTGCTGGTACGTCGCGTCCCATTGCCCCTTCTTGAAGGCCGGGTGCTGGTGCTCGAAGCGGTAGAGGTGGCGCGCGTCGATCACGATGCCGTCGCGCCAGGCTCGGTGGCTGAACTCGTTATCCGAGAACACCGAATCGTAGCCCTCGTGGAAGAGCTCGCCGCCCTGCTGCTCAAAGCGCGCGCGAGAAAGAATCGCCATACAAAGCAGCGAGCCGGTGCGGTGACCGTCGTGCACGGCGATCACGATCGGCTCCTTCTGCAAGTCGCGGTCCTCGACGAGCGAGAGAAGCTTGGAATCCCAGCCGATCGGAGGAACCCAGTCATCCGACAGCTGCACGATCAGGTCGCCGCGCGCCTTCTTGGCCGCGAGGTTCCAAGCAGCGACGCACGAGCGCTTCTCCGAGACGACGCTCAGGAACTGCTTGCTCATCGTGACCGACTCCTTGTCGTCCGCGTCCACGGCGAAGACGTGCTCGATGCGGGTCGGATCCTGCGCCAAGCCCAGCCAAGCTTCGCGGCAGGCGACGGCCTTCGACGTGCGGCCGCGGGTCGCGTGGACAAGCGAGATCCGCGGATGCTTGCCGAGGTGGAACTGCTGCTGAAGCACGTCCGCCCGAGCGTCTAGCCCAGCCAGCCGGAAGGCGCGCGCGGCCAGATCGTAGCCGGCCCAGCCGTAATACTTGGCCTCCGAGGTCCACGGCTTATCCGCGCCGATCGGCTCGCGGTGGCGCAGCATCTCCTCGGCCCACCAGCGGGCACGCGCGCCGTCGTTCTTCTCGAAGAGCAGGAGGATGATCGCGGCGTAAGCCTCCCGGCACCACGGGAAGACGGCGTGCGCTTGCAGCGCGTAGCTCATCGCCTCGCGCGAATCGCCGCAAAGCTTGGCGAGGTTGAGCAGCGCCTCGTAGCGGAAGGATTGCTCGAGATTCGGGAAGCTTAGAGCGATCTTCCCGAACTGCTCCGCGGCCTGCCGATTGCCGGCGCAGAGGTGCTCTTGGTGGATGTAGAAATACTGGGTCGGCGTCTCCTTAACCGACTGCCCGAGGATGCGGAGATTGCGCCTGCGGTTCTCCTTCTTGACCGACTTCGGCGCGTGGACCCAGACCGGCCGCGGCCAGTCCTCGTGCTTATCGCCTGGAAGCAGCAGAAGGTTCTCGTGGACGTCGTGATGCCAGACGCGCCCAGTCTCGAAGGCAGAGCGGCGGATCGCCCGCTCGCGGTGCAGCTTCTTGTTCGTGCCGCGGACGTCGTAAGGGCAGCGCACCATCAGCACCTCGGGCGCGACCGTGCGGAGGAGATCGCGGAAGTCGTGCGCCTCGTCGAGCAGATCGTCGCAGTCGGACCAGACGATCCAGTCGCCGGTCGCCTTGGCGAAGGCCGCGTTGCGGGCGCGCGCGAACGAGTCGACGTGGTCCCACTTCTCGGCGCCGTAGCCGTTCCGATACTCAGCCCCGCGGAAGTCCTTGCCGTTCTCGCGGCACCAAGCCGCAGCCATCTCCAGAGTCGCGTCTGCCTCCTTCGCTCCGATAGCCCGCACGATGCAGAGCTCGTCGAACACAGGCGCGAAGCTCGAAAGCATCGCGATGATGTGCTCGGCCTCGTTCCCGCAGATGACGCAAAGTGAGACGCGCATTGCGCTGTCGGACCCGTCAAAAAGAAACCCGCGCCCCAGTTGGCGTCAGGTCGTCATCTGCGCCAGATAAAAGTCGGCAAGACTCTCGGGCCAGAGATCGGAAGGCACGTCCTTGAAGTCCTTGTAATCCTCACTCAGCCAGAACGGATCCGAGCTTTTGCCTAGGTTCACCGGCTCCGGCAGCACCTGCATATTCTGGTGGTGATGCCATCCGCCGTGCTTAATCGGGATGATGTGATCGACGTGATGCTCGATGCCAGTCGCCAGCGTAAGCTGCCGTGCCTCATCGTGCATTGCGGCCTCGGCAACGAAATCGTGCGCCGGATGTAGCTGGCTGCGCTTGAGTGCGCGACGAGCCGAAGAGCTCTGCGCCCTGCGCGGCTTGTTCTCCGCGGACCACTTGTCCGTCCGCTCCTTCATCTTCAAGCGCACGTCGGCACGTTCGGCGTAGCGCTTCTTAGCGTAGGCGTTGAATCCATCGCGATACGATTGGGTCTGCCTAAGCTGACGCATCTGATTCCGCGACGCCTCCATTCGTTTCTCAAATACAGCTTTAGGAGCCCAATGCTCGCCGTTTGCGTAGCCTGCGCCGTAGCCACAAAAGATCAGTCCATCCTCGCGCGTCGTGCCGTTCTTTATCCTGCGATCAGGATTCGCCTTGAGCCAGGCGCGCATATCTTCGGCGCGCTCCTTTCGCTCCTTGAATTTTCTTCCGGTCCACGGGTGCATAAAAAAACCTGCACCCAGTAAAGGATGCAGGTTTTGTTTACGCAAACGTTATCTCAACTGAATTGCGTGGCGATAAGCTCGCCGGCGTTGGTGTTGACCACCTTCTCCGCCACGTAGTGCGAAGCGCGCACGATGTTGGACTTGATCGACTCGTCGCGGTAGGTGAACACGCCGACCGCCGGGCCGTACTGGCTCCAGTTGAGCGTGAAGCCCGCGCCGCCGCCGAAGTAGCCGCCGCCGGACTCGGTGACGGAACCAACCCAGATGTAGGTGTTGGCCCAAACGTTCGAGCTCGAGAAGGCGACGCCCTCAGCCGCGGAGTCATAGGCCGCGCGACCGATCAGCACCTCGCTAACGCCGAAGACCTCGGCCGCCGCCTGGGTGGAGGCGTTGAGGATCGTGTCGCTCGAGATGCCAGCGCCGCGGAGGCGGTTCTGGAACTTCGTCGACGCGCGGATGCGGGTCCAGACGGGATACGGGATGACCACGCGCAGATTGCTCGTGGACTCACCCTTCGAGAGCAGCCGGTCGATCGCCAGCTGCACGTCCTCGCCTACGTCGAACGTCGCGATATTCGCGGTAGTGTAGGCGGTGCCCGAGTTGGTGCTGGTGAAGTTGCCCGTGCTGAAGATCTGGCCGGCCACGCGGAGTTCGTGGGCGAGCAGGAGCTTGCGACGGGACAGCTTGGCGGCGACAACCTCAGCGTCGAAGAAGCGCGAGATGTCGGCGGCGATCACGTCGTCGACGGCCTCTTCGTAACCGTACTCGAGCGCGGTGTACGTCTCCTGGGTGAAGGAGCGCGTGCCACGCGGGAAGGTGGAGTAGGGGTCGCGCACCTTCACGTCCGACTTGAGCAGCTGGCCTTCCTTCAGCTTGAAGGAGGGATACTGCCCAGCGAGGACGGGGACGTTGAGGATCGGCATCACGCGCGTGCCGATCAGACCAGTCTCCCAGTCTTTGGCTTGCTCGAGGACGCCGGCGATGTCGCCACGGAAAACGGCGGCAGAATTGGTGTACA